TTAGAGCAGGATTGGGCAAATCCTAATGCAGTTATTGAAGTTGATAATACTATGGGTGAACCTCATTTTGCCAGTCCACAGCCTCTGAATAGGGAATTATTTGGACTTATAAATCAAAATGAGAATTATATTGATTTAACTTTTGGTATTCCTGAACTATTACATGGCATAAAACCAGAAGGTGATTTGACTGTTAAGGGAACGTCCATGTTGCATGAGTTTGGCTCAGGGCGTGGAAAATCTAAGTTAAGAGATGTTGAACAAAGTCTTGTTCAGCTAGGCAGGGTTATATACCAGTTGGCAAAGAGTCACTATTCATTTAAAAAGGTTTTTAGAGTTGTACAGCCTAATAATGATGTTAGTGAGGAAACAATTAATTTACAGCTTGTAGACCCAAAGACTGACCAGATACAGAGTATAAAAAATGATTTGAGCATTGGTCAGCATGATGTTAAAATAGTACCAGGCTCAACCCTGCCTTCTAACAGGCATCAGGAGTGGTCTATCTACCTTGAGGCTTATAAGTTAGGGCTAATAGATAAAGTTGAGGCTTTAAAGAAATCAGAAATTTTTGATAAGGAAGGCATATTGCAACGAGAAGGTGAAATGAAGAAAATGGCTGGAATGATACAGCAGTTGCAAGACCAAGTTAAATCGCTTTCCGGAGACTTGCAGACAGCACAAAGGGAATCAGTGCAAGACCGAAAACGCGTCGAAGTTGAGAAGTTTAAAACTCGACTTAAAGGCGACGAACTGGATGGAAGGGCGCGCACACAGCGTAGCCTTGACAAGCTCGAAACTGAGGTGAAGTTACAGGTTCAAAAATCGCAAATGGAGAGCAATGCTCAAAATGGCGGTTTGAATAAAACTTCCTCGTAAACATCTAAGGAGTAGAAAATGGGAGAGAATCTCAATGCCTTAACAGGCAATCCAGCCGCATCGGATATCGTCGGAACGATGGTAGAAGAACAAGGCGGCGAGCCAGTTTCTGAACAGGAAACTAGTATGGAGACGGAGCAGGAAATGGAACCTTCGGCTTCTCAGGAAGGTGTATCCGATGAGGGTGCGCAAGATTGGGAAACGGAAGCAAAAAAGTTCCAGAGCCTATATGATAAGACAAAATCAGACCTTGATAAAGCGATGCCTATTATCAATACGCTTACTCAGAGGCCGGATATTGTAGAGGCTGTAGGTACGATGCTTACTTCAGAAAGTGGAGAGTCAGAGGGGAGTAATAGTAATCAAAATGAGGTAACGAAGGAAGATTACGACCCTTGGGATGCTGGAACGGAACCCAATTCTGTTAGCTATCAACATCAGCAAAGCAGGATTGATAAACGGGTTGACGAGCGAATGGAACAGAAGATGGAAGGGATTAGGCGAAAGGAAGCAATCAGTGAATTAAAAGGCAAGATGAAGTCAGACTATGATATGTCCGACAATGAAGCTGGTGATTTTATTGAATTTGTGACTAAACCTAAAGCCGAACATACTGTTGACGATTTGCAACAACTGTGGAGGATAACTAGAGGTAGGGTAGCTGGTGAGCCGAGCGAAAATATTAAAGTAGCTCGTGAAACCCAGAAACAACCCATGCCTGCTGGTGTTCTCCAGGGTGGTGAACCCGCGAGGCAGTCCGATGAGCAAGCGGTTATCGACGGTGTCGTAGCCGCCGCAAAACGCGGACGAACTCAATGGTAATTAATAACAAACAAAGCATGAGGTAGTACAATGGCATTCAATAGTGGTATAATGACCTCAGGTACTCCGGGACAAGCCCTGGGGACAGCAGGTGGTTCTGTAGCCGCAAATTTAGATAGTACAAGACGACTATTTAATTTTGGTGAAAGAATCGCGGAATTGGCTCCAGAGCGTTCGCCGTTCTTTACTTATTTAAGTAAAGTGTCGAAAGTTCCAACGGATGACCCTGAATTCAAATACCTGACTGACCGTACAAAAATCAGCTGGACTAATAGAACCTTTGTTATCACTGCCGCTAAGGCAAATGATAATGCGGCTACTAGTACTGGCGATTTAGACGCTAACGACCCTATTTGGTTCGACCATACCACAGAGAGCGGTCTTCCGACCACTCTTATTCCTGGCATGGTTATCGAGATAGAAAGGGTTGTTGGTAATCTTCCTAAACCAGTTGTGTGTAAAATTGAGGCTGTAACGGCTGAAGCAACAGGTGGTGGCGGAAGCTACGAGGTCAAGGCGAGCGTTATTGAAAATAACGGAGACCCTGATACGACCATCGCAGATGGTTCGGTTGCTCAGGTTATTGGTACTGCATTTGGCGAAGCTACTCAATCACCGGAATTCTTTACTGAAGAACTCGGGTCAGACTACGGTATGACTCAGATTTTCAAGACTGCCTGTGAATGGAGTGGTTCTACTCTTGCTACTCGTTATCGTGGATATCCCAGCGAGCGTGATAGAACATGGGCGGCAAAGCTCATTGAACACGCTGTGGACTTGGAACGCGCTATGTTGTTTGGACAAAAAGGTGTTGTAAATAGTATCCGTTATTCTGACGGTGCTGTTTCTGGCGCTATCCGTACAGCAATCGCAGGTTCTGGTTTCAAAACAGGTGCAACGGCTTGGGCTTATGCATCTGGCGCATCCTATGGTAGAGCGATTGAATATACTGCAATGTCTTACGACCAGTTGTTGGCAGACGCAGAAGTTCTTTTCGACCCTGCACGTGGTGGGAGTTCCGATGGCTAGTTCTTTGTGGATTACCTGTGATTACCTGGTTTAATAAACTAGGTGGATTCAACTTGAATAATGCTAGTATTGGTCAAAAAGAAGTCGGAACCGCGGCTAACCAATACGGAGCAAACCCGTTCATGCTTGATATCCAGGATATCAAAGGTCAATTCGGTCATAAGGTTATGTATATTGATACTGTTCACGGTTCATATGCTCTTGTAAAAGAGCCTATCTTCCGTGCAAACAGTGCTAATTACATGGCTATTCTTGACATGAGCAAACTTGCTTATCGTCCACTAGTTGGTAATGGAGTTTCAAGGGACACGCATATTATGACAAATGTTCAGACACCTGATAAAGACTCTCGGTTAGATATGATTCTTACTGAGGCTGGTCTTGAATTCGGATTGCCTGAGTGTCACGCAGTCTATGACTTCCGTTAATCTTGAATTAATGGATAAGGATAGGGAGTGTCAATTTTGTGGCACTCCCAATCCTAATGATAACTTTCATTGCGTTTCTTGCGATAAAAGGGTATCACCGCCAAAGTTCACTACAAATATGTGGATGCGCTCAGAGATAGGTACGCGTACTGATATTGAGCTTAACGAGAGAACTATGGAAGATAGTATAAACAGGATGTATCGTCAGTCTAGAAATTTTGATAAGTTTGATGAGATGAGAGGTGTATAGGTAAATGGCAGATTTAGGTACAAGGATTCAGGACTATATAGGTTCTTTTGCTGATACTGTAGCATTAACGGATATGGCAACAGAGGTTGCTAAGGATATTGTTAATACTGTCCCTCCGCCTTTATATAGGTATTTTGCTACAGAAAGCGATTTTACATCTACAGCAGTACAGGCTGAAAGCGAAGCTGTAACATTTACAAAAGTTTTTGATGTTAGGCTTGGGAATATTATATGTCGAGAAATACCTCCTGCATTAGCTCTAAGGGCATCAGATTCTAATGAAATGATATATGCTACAACAACAGACCCTGTTTTTTATATAAGAGATTCAAAAATTAATGCATTGCCTGCTGGTGAAACTGTAAGGTATAGTTCTATTAATTATCCTGACGTTGATTTAGATGAGAGTGCTATAGCAAATTTTCCTGATGACGCTGAACATTTAGTAGTATTGGGCGCGGCGGCAAAAGCGTTACTTAGGATGATGTCTGATAAAATTGACAGTATTGAGGGTTTATCTCTTAATTTATCTGTATATCCGTCTTTCCCTACACTACCGTCTGTTCCTAGTATAACTGATTTAACTATATCAATAGCTGGTATTGTTTCGCCTTCTGCTCCTTTGGCTGTCACTATTGGAGAAAAAACAGTTGGTAGTTTTGGTTCTGTGCCTACATATTTACCTCCTGCACTATCATTGCCGTCTGTTCCTGTTATAAATGATTTAAGTATAACAATATCTAATATAGTTCCTCCATCTGCACCTTCAGCAGTTACAATAGGTGCTGAAACAGTTGGGAGTTTAGGTACTGTTCCTACGTATATACAGCCAAGTTTATCTCTTGAGGCTGTTCCATCTGATAATG